GAATAACGCTTACTTGATCGGCCAATTCTGTTGCTAAAAAATCAGGATACAAAGCACCAAAAGTTCCTACTGCAAGTGCGTTAAATTCAATACGCTCAACATAGGTTGCAGGTGTTGCCATGAAGCGTGACTCATACAGAGCTAAATTCTGTGCGTTGCTATCTGTAGCAACAGGTGCATCAATAGGGTTCTTTGCTATCCCGTAGGCGCTCACACTTGGGTTATATTGTGATGTGTATTGCTTGTTAGCATTTCCACGGTTAATAACTGCCTGATTGATAACAAAGTAAGTACCAGGGTTTGTGTAAATTTGACTGTAACCAACTGTGTTACTTGCCTGATTATCTGTAAAGAGTAATTGTGTTGGACGGCTGAATTTATCTGCTAAAGGCACAAGCGTTGCAACGCCACTGCGCGAGATATAGAAACGACCCGCTATTGAATCAACTGCCTGGTAAATCAAATCCATACAGGAGCGATTTTGAACCGTTGCCAACATACCGACTGTGCCTGTAAGACTGGTTGAACCTGTCCATCCTGCGTAAGTCAACATACGGCCTACGCGTGTGGCGGCGGTTTCGGCATTTGCGGCAGCAGATAATGCCGGTGCCTGCGCATCGGCGATGTATGCAATACCGTCAACAAAGGTCATGGTTGAACTAGGCGCAGTGCCTTGATTAACTTTAGTTCCTTCAAGAAATCCGTAATAAAGATTGTAAGCAGTTCCACCAATGGTTGCGACAACGCGCATCTGCAATCCATCGCGGATGATGCTTGCACCTGAAACTACCCACGGACTAGCCGATGAAGTGTTGTCAGGGTCGTAATAGCCTGAAGTGTTGTTGAAAGATACAACTGAAATGCCTGACTGATCACGTTGATTCTGTCGAGTGCGACCACGGCGAATATCAATGGAAAGAACGTCAGTAATTGTTACCGAAGTCCAAGTTCCGCTTTTGAGGAACTGAACGGCTACTGAAGGCGTTGTTGTGCCGTCAAATGCGCTCATCGGTCAAATGCTCCAACCGTGCCAAAACTACGGCGTGTGGTGCGTTCAATGCCGTTAACAATAGTTGTTACAAGGTTTTCTTCAGTAATAACAGAACCTGCATTATTTACAACTACAGTCACATTTTTTGCAGTGCCAAATGGGTTGCTACCGGCAGCACCGATTGCAAGCGAAGAAGAACCTGAAAGAGCAGCTTGGCGTGCTGCTAATTCTTTGCGTGCATTTTCTGTAGCAATATTCATTACAGATTTTGTGTTTTTCTTGATAGCTGTTGTGTTCTTTGAAAGTCCTGCAAGCCAAGCATTTAATGCTGCATTAGGGTCAATTGCAACAGAACTGCCATTGAGATAAGAACCGCTTTGAACTGGGTTTTTACCCAAATCTGTTTTTGTTGCAGACTTTGAAGGGTCATTATTCATTAAACTAAATAGATTTTTGGTAACAAGCGCAGTTGCTCCAACTGCTGCTAAAGCCGTTGCAGCAGTTGCAACCGATACGCCACCTGTGGCAATAGCACTTGCAATTGCGGCACCAATTGCGGTTGCGCGTAAAACTGCCATTGCTTTTGTAACTGTGCTAATTGCGTTTACAAACGCAGCAATGCGACCTATTGCAAACATTCCTGCAATAATGCCTGCAAGGATTTGGACTTTTCCTGTGTTATTTGAAACCCAATTTCCAAAAGTAATTGCTAAACTTAAAAATTTGATTGCATAATCAGATGCAACTTGAAAACTAGCAGCAAGTTTATCTTTATTTAAAGCTACCCACGCTTCAATTTGTGGCAAAATTTTAGTTGAAACAGTTGCGGCAAACTTTTGTAAAATAGGAAGAAGGGCATACCCCAAAGTTTCTAAAATTTCACCAAAAGCAATTTTCAGTCCCATTAAACGGTATTCAAGGGTTTGCGCACGCTTTGAAGCAGAGCCTGCTGTAAGAACACTGACCTTTTCTAAAATCTTGCCATAATCCTTGGTTGCTAGTGTTGCTGAATCTAAACCAGGAACAAGTTTTGCAAGAGCCTTGTATTGACCTCTAGTGCCAGCAACTATTGCTGCTACTGCGCTTGCCAAATCCACGCCTTTGTTTGCACTTACATCAAGGGCAGTTTGCATGAGAGATTGAGCAGCAGTTACTGAGCCTGTTACTGCCACCAAAGAAGCCATGGCTGGCCTCAAATCGTCATCAACAACTGAGAATTGCTTTTGCATTGCAGTTATGTATGTTTCTGTGCCTGCAATTGCGGCATCAGTTGCGCCAACAGTATTGCGCAAAGTATTGGCAAGCATGGTTTGAGATTTTTGATCTTGAATTGCAGCCTGAACTGCATCTGTACCAATTTTGATAGCAAAAGCAGCAGATGCAGCCGCTACTAAACCAAATGCTCTTGCCGACTTTTTTGCAAAAGCATCAAAGTTGTTGCCAAGTTTAGTAATGTCTTTTTGAGCGGCTTTTGAACCTTTATCGGAATACTGAGTAAGGATGCGGGCAATTACTGCGCCTGTTGCCATTTTATCCCTGCTCCCTGTTTAAATGCTTTTGTAATTCAGTTTTAGCTTGATTTAATGCTTGCGCAACATTTGCTTCAATACGCGGTTTGTCTTTATCTACTACTCGCCAAATTAAACGCGATGCTTTTCCAAATCTGTCATCTAACACCTTTTTAAAATTGACACCTGATTTGCTATTAGATTTACTTTGTCCCAAACGACCAGCAACTTCAAAAATTGCACCTGCAGCGTTATTGTTTTTTAATGCACCAGCAGATGTAGTGTAATCTCCGCGAACTTTGCCTTGAGTTTTTGTTTTAACAATACCTGCTTGAATTGCACCCGCATCCCAACCAGGCCAACCTTTACCACCACGAACATTTGTCGGATTTACCGCATTAGTTTTGCGCCATCCACTTAAAGGTGGGTCTTGTTTAACAAATCCTCTTGCGCTACTTTGCGCTGCAAAGAGTTCATCATTGATTACTTTATTAAATCGCTTTACAGCATCTTTATCAAAGGCTTTAAGTGCATCAAGTGTTTCTTTGATGCCTGTAAGAACAACAATCTCATCAGCCATTGGCTTTAGCTCGTTCCTTCAAATAAATAGTCATTGCTTCAAAGATTCCGTCAGGAGCATCTAATAAGTCAATTGGTGAGATGCCAGTTTCGCAGGCCACCGCAGCAACCGTATATGTCAGGCTGTTGCGGTGGATTCGAAAGAACTATCGGCATCCAGTTCTGCGGTGATCAAGGTATCTAAAAACTCAGGTGTAAAAGGTTTTACAACATGTCCGTTAACTTGCAATGCTTTCCAAGCCAACCAATAAATATGTTCAACTTTTTGTTGTTCACCCAATAACTTTGGCATACCTGCACCAAACTGTTGTTCAAATGCAACAATAATGCGTGGGGTTAATTTATATGTAACCTCAGCGCCATCAGTTGTCTTAATCTTAATTGCTAATCCATCCATCTTATCCCCCTAGTTGATTATGAAATTGCTTTTGCGATTGGACCTGAAATTGGCCAAGTAACTGAGGCCGTTGCTAACTCGCCAACAGCACCTGAAAGGGCTTGCCATTCTGAAATAAGCGCGTTGAACGTAAATTTTGGATTGCTGGCACTTGTTGCAGCAGATGTAGGTTTTACCTGCATTGCTACGACTAAGCCAACAGTTCCGTTAGTTGTGTTTGTTCCGTTAATCAATTCTTCAAGTGCATTGTCTGCATAATCTTGATTGAAATCAATTGTTATTGAATTATCGGCTAATCCTGCAACGCGAGTGCGTGCTGCACCAGTTGTAGAAATGCCTGTTGTATCAATTACGTCATAAGAAGTGCTTAACGAAACTGACGTGATATATGTAGAAATGTCAGTGCTTGCAAACAAAATGTTTGCATCAGTAAGGACTAAACGTGCCATATTACACAGCAACCTTTGTAATTACGCCTGAGATTGGCCAAGTTGTCGAAACTGTGGCTAACTCGCCGACAGCACCTGAAAGGGATTGCCATTCGGTAACAAGCGCGGAAAATGTATAACTTGGATTTGTAGCAGTTCCACCTGTTGCTGAAGTTGGTGTAACAACAATTGTTGTTGTTGAACCAATAAGCGGATAAATCGTTGCTTCTACTGCTGCTGCTGCAAAATCTTGCTGGAACTCAAGTGTTACTGAATTGTCTGCAAGCCCTGCGACACGAGTACGAGCTGCGCCGCCGCCAAATGCTGAAGTATCAACTACATCATCGCTTGTGGCCAATGAAACTGATGTGATGTATTGGCTGAGGTTAACTCCACCAATTGTGATTTTTACGTCTGTAAGAACTAAACGGGCCATTATTCGGCTTCCTTTTCTATTGCTGGTTTGGTTGGCGCATTGCTCTTTAGGTGATCACCGGCAACAAGTGCCTCAGCGTTTAACCCAAGTTCAAGCAATTCTTTGTCGGTGATTGATTCACCTTTTTTCTTTGCATCAAAAATGTCTGAAATAACTATGTAACTCATTTTTCTCCTATCCCCAAACTGTGAGACTGTAACGGTATGAAAGAAAATCAATATCTCCTGATGTATATGAACCAGCCTGTGCTGAAGTAACACGCAAAGTGTTACAAGCACCGCCTAGGGTTAAATCAGATTCAATTGCTGCCTTGATTGAGTAATCCCCTGAACCCTGCAAATACTTATCAAGATTAGTTTGCGCACTTTTTTGTGCAAGTCTTTGCACAAGCACGACTACATCAAGATTTGCTTGATCTAATCCGCGTGCATTATTTAAATCAAATGTGAAATCTAATTGTCCAACTACGGCAGCAGGTGCTACTGCAGGTGAAGGAATTAGCTCGTAAACGCGAAGTCCAGGCACAGTTTCTAGGTTTACTTTTAAACCTTCACGAATGGCAGTCGGTTGCATTAAACAGCCAAGCCATTGTTCTTGCGTAGTGGACGTAATAGTGCTTCAACATCTGCATCTAACTTGGCAGCCAATCGGACTGTGCCAATATCAGTTGAACCTGCAATACCAAATGGTGACTGATTGCGAAGGAAAAGGCGTGATGCTTGAATTTTGGCTGCAGTTTTTACTTCGTAAGGCACCGCACTCCACCCAAAAATTCCCTTAACACGAACTGATTGTGGAAATGGTCGAGGAAAGACATAAGAACCTACTGCCAAAATGCGAGTCAATGGCCAACCGCGTGCAGGATTATTTACTGGTTCGTAAATAGCATCCTTTGAAGCCCAAATTGTATCGTATGTTGGGTCAAAATTACTGTGACTTGAAATTTCGCTGATGCTAATGAAATCATCAACAACTAAAGTCCAAAAGTTTTCAGGTGTGTAATAACGAATTGCTGGTGTAATTTCAGTGCCATCTTTGTAAAAGAAACGGCCACAATAATCATCAATTTGGCGGCTGGCAGTAGAGATGGCAAGTTCAATAGCAGCATTTTCTGCTGAGTCATCAAGATTAAGTCCTGATTTAACATCATTGAGGGTGCAATAGCCGTTAGTGATTGCCACGCTTTATTCTCGTTTCTATTTTAGGAAGCATCGCTCTTTCAAGCTGCGGAATGGCAGTTGTTGTTTCCTTTTTTAAGGGTTTCTTTTTTAAAATTTTTTTTAAACGTTCCATATATCGTGCTGCCGTTCATCTAGCCAATAAGACTTTGAGTGAGGCAATATCGCCCCTGTGTGTGCATAGATCGGAAATCCAAGGGAGCGAACACGGCGGCAAAACTGTAAATCTTCGCCTATCCATTCACCGTTAATCGGTCCATCCCAAAACCAAGCCCAATCTTTACCTTGGTGAGCATCGGCTTTATCGCGCATTGTTTCAAGTACGCCGCGATAGATAAGCAAACATCCAGTTCCAGCAGCATCTATTTCAAACAGGCAATCTTTATCGTAATTATTTAAAGGTAAAAAACCTTCAGGTGCATCTTGAAAAATTGTAGGAACAGGCTTGGGATAAGGAAAACCTGTATCAAAACTTGCAAATACTAAACCTGAAATTATTGGACGTTCTGTTTCATGCGCTGATTC